AGTAACAAGGAATATATACCCCATAAATCCACCTACTACAGCTATACCCATGATACGAGCTGTCCAGTCTTTACTAAACTTGCCTCTAGCATCTTGTTTGTCTGCTGTTTCTAAAGCAAATACATCTACTTCTAGTTCTTTCATTTGTACTTCAAAAGCGTTTTCAGCTTTTTTAAGTTCTAGCATTTGTTCAGGTGTTGCATCTGCTATAGCTTTCTCTATAGCCTTTGGAGTATTAGGAACACCTAACACTTCAGCAATCATATTTGCTGCCATTCCTCCCATTGGTCCGCCAAGAGCAGTACCTAATGTAGGAGCTACAGCCCCAACTATGTTCTTTAATAAACCTTTCATTTCATACTCCTAATACCATATTTTGTAATTCAACACTTCGTCTTCCTACTTGTTTATACCAACGACTGTCTTCCATTTGACGTGCCATTTCTTTCCAGTCACCAGCTCTACAAGCTTTTAACATATTTTTAAATTTAGAAAGCCCCGTGCCTCCTAGATTAAAACACATATTAACTAATACATGTTGTATAGTTTCTGGTAGTCTGTCAAAAGAAGCAACGCTTCCGTATACATGAGCAGCTTCTTGATAGTGTTTGTTAAAATCATCTATATAATACATGTCTACAACTTCTTGAGTTACAGGCGTACCCACTTTCCAATTATATTCTGGGTCATTTGGTTGACAAAGATGTCCAACTCCTAAAGTTTTATAGCCTAAACTATCTACATATATTGCAAGGACTTCGCCTTCATGTCTTTTAATTTCTGCTTTACATATTTCTACATTCATATTTTATTAATTCCATTTTTAATTTAATTTACTAAGTCCTAACCTAGCCATCTGGTCTGAGTAAGGTTTACCTGTATTAGGGTCAACTCTATCAGCAGGGTTTTCCTTAGTTTGTGGTACATTGTCTTTACCTTTCACTAGTCCACCTTCTGAGTACCCCCTTATAGGGTCATATACTTTATCTTTACCTATAGGTCTATTAGGTTTGTCTATAAATAATTTTTCTTCTGTTAAAACTTCTGAAGCTATATTAGTATAATCTACCAACTCACTTCCTAATGGTAGTGTTTTTATAGCTGTTGTTGTAGCTCCGCCGTAGTCTTCTGCTCTAAAATTTCTATAAGTTTTACCAATATTATTATACCATCTATCTACATAGCCAAATAAAGGACTAATAGCAGATGTAGCAGTTCCATATCCTGTACCTGCCCACGTTCCAAATACTCTAGAAAGTTTTTCAGCTCTCCAATCTATTGCACCAGATAATGCTGCACCCTCTCCCCACCATTTAGCACTAAAATTTTCAGGTTCGTTTTTTGCATAATATTCTCTTGCTGGACTAGCTGCAATTTGTGCCTCTCTTAATCCTCCAAAGATACCTATAGTTCCTAACATTTTAATAGCTAATTTTAAATCTCCATCTTCAACTCTTTTAATTAATGAGTTTTGTTGTGCTACTTTATATTGTGCCCAAGATAAAAATAAACCTGCTGACTTAACTGCTGGGTTATTGCTTTGTGCAAAAAACATTCTATTTCCTACTCCGGGTAATCCAACATCTCTAACCTTAGCTCTATTACCAGCCTTTACAAGAATTTTTTCTCCTACCTTAGAAGCTATAGCGTCTTCTACATTTTTAAATTTATTTAAAGCTTGTATTTCTTTCATACTAACTCCATAATAATTTAATTTGTTTTTTGTTGCAGAATTAATAGTTGTTTTATTTCCTATTTTTTTAGCTATATTAAATGTTTCATCTATACCTGTACTAAATGCACCCTTAGCAGCAAAGTTTGTAGCTGGAGCCATTAAATTAAATTTAAAAAATCCCTTAGTCCAATCACCTAATTTTTCTTGAAATCTTGTAGTCGGAGCTAATCCAGAAGATAAAGCTGCTGCAACATCTTTATTAACTGTAGAAGCTATGTCTCCTTTAGCAATTCCAAATCTTCCTTCACCACCTATTCTGTATGTGTTTGCAACACTATCTTTTTTAGAAGCTGCTGCAAATCCTTTAAATGCAGAGTATACACTACTATTTTGAAAAGGTTGTAAAAAATCTCCTAACTGTGGTATAATAGAACGAGGTAACATAGTTGTGTTAGATAAAAAAGTAAGTAATGCAAACCCGTCTTTAGATAAATCACTTTGAAAAGGGTCAGCAGCACTTTTATGTAAAGTACCGAAGTAAGCATTTACAGTTTTAGAAAGTGTTTTTATTTTATCTTTATATTCTCTTTCATTTATTACACCTCTTTCAAATTTACCACGAATACCAGCATATGCTTTATTAAGCAGCTCTCCGTTTTCTCCTATTTTTCTAGAAAACTCTACTCCCTTTGTAGTGTTTGTAACAAAAGCATTTAAAACTTCTTTAATGTCTTTTTCTAATATAGGTTCTAAAATTTTTCTAGATTCTAAACTTTTAAAAATTCTTTCTTTTTGAAAGTTTTTTAATTCTGGTACGCCTATAAAGTTTCCAAGTATTCCGCTACTTACATTTTCATTTTTAAACATAGTAGTTGTTCCTCTACCACTTATGTTCTCTACAATTATTTTAGCAACATCTTTTATATTAGCACTTTTACTTACTTCAGGATAATAGTCTTGTAATTTTTTAACCGCAACCTTATCCCACTTAGGAAACTCTACCTTTAAAGCATTTTCAAATATTTTCCTAGCTTTTGCAGGTTCAGCAAAAACTTTAGATTGTACATACATTTGTGGTAAGTCATAATTATCAATTTGTTTTACAGTGACTCCAGCATCTTGTACATACTTGAGCATTTCTTTTACAAATAATTTTGAATTACCAGCAAGTACATCAATGTTTGCCATTTCTTTAGTTGAAAATCCGAGTTCTTTAATTTCAGCTCGTGTCATTGTTTTAGTAGCTAATTTACCAGCAGCTATTCTTTGAACATCAGAAGCATCTTGAACAACTTCTGAAACTCTTCTAGAAAAAAGGTCTCTCATTAAATCTGAAGTTTCTTCGGCAGCCATAACTCCTTTATACTTACCATCTAATACCGTGAATAAATTACGTCCTATTACTTCTAGCTCATCACCGTGGTTTACTAATCTATTAGCAGTTGTTCCAGAACCTTTAACTTTTAAAAAGTTGTGTAGCATTCTTGCAGATTCGTTTTCTATAAGACCAAAAGCTTTTTCTTTTTGACCCTTTAAAAGATAATCTGCGTCTTTGACCCTGTTCATCATTAAACCAAAGGTCATTCCTGCACCCATTAAGGTATAGTTAATAGTATCGTCTTCATCACCTATAAAAGTTCCTGCTGTAAAACCAACACCCGCACCAAACAACGGTCTAAAACTTTCATTTAATACTGTTTTTAATAAACTATCTGTTAGCTCAAAATCTTTAGCTAATATTTTTAATTGACCGTCTACTACTTCTACTTGACCACGTGCAGTTTTTTGCATTAAATCAAAATAATCATCTGCTAAAAATCTTTGACCTTCTACAGCTTTAGCTTTTAAATTTTTTAATTTAGTAGGACTTAATCTAACTTTGTTTTTAATATCTAGTTTAGCTATATCTGGAAAATCTAATTGACCTGTAGCTACATTAAATTTAGCTTCTGTATCTTTTGCATTTTTATAATTTAACATATCGTTCTTAGCTTTCTTATACAAATTTACAAGTATAGGAGAAGCTTCTAACTCTTCTAATATAACTGGATTTTCTTTTACTAGTTTTTGTATTCCGCTATCTAAATCATTAATTTCTTTAGTAGTTAGAGTAATAACTTCTTCATCTTTAACAGAACTTTTAACAAGAGTATCTACTTCAGGATTATCTATTTTACCTAAATTAATTTCATCTCCGTCAACAGACCTATATCTATTAGCAACTACAGAGCCTAATAAAGAACTTCCTCCGCCTACAGCAGCACCAAACAATACATTATTAGGATTGACTTCACCATATGCAGAGTATTCATATAGTGCCATGTCTGTAGCACCTATACCTGCACCTACTCCAGTAGCTGTAAGTTTACCTAACTTTGCTACTTTTGCCCAAGGTATAAAAAAAGTAACTGGGTCAGCTATTGCTACACCAACTCTACCTGTTATAGTAGCTGCATCATTTTCATGTTCTTCAAAACTTGTACCATATTTTTCTTCTAAAGTATTAAATATTTTAGTACGTCTTTCTTCCTCAATAGCTTTAATATTATCTTGAAAAGTTTTATTATTACTTAAAGTAGCTGCTCCAGCTTTTACAGTTCTAAAAAGATTTCCAAGTGTGTGACGTTCTAAAGAAGCACCGAGTTCTAGTTTTTGTGCAACAGTTGGCTCACCGTCATCTTCTAGTGTAGTTACTTCTTGTTGCTCTAAAGGCTTGTACTCATTTAAAAAATAATTAGCCGTATATTTAGTATCTGTAGTTGCTTTAGGTTCAGGAAGTATTTTATCTTCTAATTCAGGAGTTTTAAATTTTTCTTTTTTTCCTTCGTAATTTAAAAGTTCTACGTCTTCATCACGAATTAATTCAGCAATTTGAGCTTCTTGTTTTTTTCTTTCTTCTTCTTC